TACTCTATGAAGGCTTGCTATCGCTGTAGCAAGATTATTTGGGTTGCAAAAAACAACCTTCGTGTTGACAACTACTGTTCAACCTGCGAATAATATGGGCATCTTAGACAACCTTGAGGCAAGCCGATTCCCAGAAGAAGCGGGTAACGGAAAAATTATCCAAGACGAAATACCATTTGAAGTAGAAGAACGTTTAAATAAAGAAGCAATAGAAAAATATAATGAACGTCTAAAATATATGGAGGAACATGGAATCTAAATATCCTAACTCATGGAATAGACATACTCCAAAAGGTATGAACATTGTAGATGAAACAACTAAGTCAACAAAGTGTTGTGATACTTGCGAGTGTGACCAAACTAAAGAAGAAAAGTTTAATAAACTAATGGAGACTCAGTCCTCATTTGAGGAATAACAATTTATCTCTTTTTCTTTGCAAATTTCTATACCAATTAGATCGTTCAAACTTTGTAACAAGATCATACTGGATTGAATCAAATTTAAATTTTTCTTGTTCTGTTTGGGCACTAAAAGAAAAGTTATATTTGGTTCTTTTAAAAGGAACATAAACGCATAAAGGATCTCCACGCTTAACAAGAATTTGTTCACCATCTCCATGATAAAGCATTTGAATATTAATGTCATGATAAATATCAGTATCTATGATTCCTGGTAGTACGGTAAAGTCTTTATTAAAGTTATAAAACATTGGTAACTGCAAAACAGAATATCCTGGAGAGGTTATAACCTTCCAAGGAGAAACTGCTTTAAAAACAGTGCTTGCATCTTTTCCATTAAAACTTACATTTGTATAATCAATTAATTGACTATTTCTGTGTGCTGACATAGTTGGAATTGGCGCAGGTGCTTGATTAATCATAAAATCATTTTTTTCTTTAGAGTATTGAAAAGTAGCATCCATCCACATTGGAAGTACATAACCATTAGAAAAATAATCTCCCATTGATGGACAAACCTTTGCCGTAGATCCTTCTTGATTTTGTAATGGCATATCCTTCCACCAATCAGGAAGAAACTTTTTTGCTGGCTTTGGCTGAATCTCTTCAATTTGCTCAAACCCTGGTATCGTACAAACAAACTTAATAAATGGTTTTTTTTCTTTTCTAAACCTCACAAGATCTCCAATTTTGTCGGGGCACCAATAAGACTCTCATTAACGCTGGTCCATAATTGTGACGACATACTAGTATTAATTCTAGCAGATAAACCTATAGACTCCATAACGTAGTTATATCCCCCAGACTTGGTTTGAACTTTGTTCCAAACCCCACTATCATATATCAAGGTTTGGGAATCAAAAATAAATAAATAATAAACCTTCTTTTCATTTTCGGCGGGGACGGAAGACCAATCCTGGTCTGCTTTAGCAAGACACACATAATACTTAGCACTATTATCCACTACGCTAGATATCATGGCATCTAAGGTTTGATATTTTCCAAGACGGGACCCAGAGAAGATTAGTGTGTTATTTGCGTATACTCCAGATTTGATAGAGAAACTCTCGCCTGACTCTAAAGACATGTCTACGCTGATGCTATGGCTTCTATTAGGCTGCCAGTCGTTTATCAAACCATTCTCCGTAAAAGTGTTGGCGATAAGTTCTTCTAAAAATTCACTTGTACAAGGAAGTCTGTAAACGCTATGATGTATTTTTAGTTTACTTGTCAAACCTTCAATGAGGATTTGCTTAATGTTATCTAGCACAATCCATTATAACCTATATCGGGATATTAAGCAAACATAGATACTACATCCAGTTAGACATTAGTGACTGCGTAGCAGACATGTTATGTCTTATAGTGGTTTGGTATTTCTATTTTCGGCTTTGTTAATTCCCGCGGAAATTTAATCTCATACAATGATATAATAATCTTATTATGACTGCATCCGAATGGGCTGGTTTTGTTTTAACTTTACTCTCAATTGGAGCGATTGTACTTAGTGGAATTCGGTGGTATGTGAAAGTTCAAATTAAACCTATCCGCGAAGCCGTAGAGGACATTAGATCCGAAACTAAAACAAACGGCGGAACCTCAATGCGTGACGAAATTAGAGCCATTAAAAAAGAACAAGAAGACGCAAGACAACTTCGCAAAGCAACTAGCGATAAACTAGATCATATGTATGAAGTATTGTTAGATTACGTTGCTCGTTCTAAATAATTACTATATATTATATATAAAAAATATCTTAAAAACTTTATTTGCTAGTTATTGTTTTTCTTTATATTTTTAAGTATACACTATCAATACCCTGGATTTTACAGTTTATATAGCAGCCAACATAACTATTTGATAACAATTATTTTTATTGCCTGGTTTATAACGTTTTGTTACAATTTATACTGTTTATAACGTTTTGTTATAATATGTCCTATTTGTCCTAATACAATGTTATAATTTTTACGCTGGCACCTAGATTCTAACCCCCACCCCACTGCGTCTAGGTGTCCAGTTTTATTTAATGGTATAATCAATTATCATGTGTGCTCCTACAATAGAAAAATATGGCGCCTCGCCAGCAAATATTCAATGGACAGTAGTCCGTGGAGACACAGCAACCTTGCTTGTAGAGTTTTTAGAGGACGATGAAGTAACTGCCTTTGATTGCTCCGACTGGACCTTTAGAGCAACTGCCTACGATCCAATGGGAAATGTATTAGATAATCTAACAGTAACTGATGTTAATAATAAAGTAACGATTACTGCTCCTGCATCAATTACAGAAGATTGGGGCACAGGCTACAATCAGGTAGCAGCAGAACTAAGGTTTGACCTTGAGGTAATTATAGAAGGTGGCAGCGGACCAAATGCAGACACAGTTTGGACCCCAGTTATAGGAACCATCTGTGTTTTAAGTGATATGACACCAGGTTTATAATGCCAATAGTAAAAGTTTCAAACCCTACACCACTACTTCCGCCAGTAATAAAAATTGGCAAAAAAATCTTCAAAACTAAAATAAAGTAGTTAGGATAAGTCATGGCTAAAAGCATGGACTTTCCCCAAAAGAAAAAATATCTAGAAACAATCCAAGAGGTTAGAACAACCGAGTATATCGCCGTTCCTGGAATTACTGGAGAAAAAGGTGATACAGGACCAGCAGGTCCGCAAGGGGAACGTGGACCAAAGGGTGATAAAGGCGATAAAGGTGATATTGGTAGGACTGGGCCACAAGGAGAGCGTGGCGAGCCAGGAAGAGCAGGGGATGGATATGATAGCCCATCTGGACAGTATCCTGGTTGGGGATATTATGCAAATAAAAGTACGCAAGAATATAGACTAGGTCCAGAAAGAGGAGAGGATGGTTGGGTAAATTTTTTCTTAGATATAGACGAATCAAAAACCATTCAAACTTATTTACCAAATAAATCTGTTTCTCTACTAAATACAACAGCAAATAATATAAATTTAAAAACCTTAAAAGTTGGTTCAAAAGTAGATATTAGATATGATTTTTCTTTAGAGACTTACAGTCCAAATACAGAGGTTTGGATCAGAACTCTTTTACGAGACGAGGATCTTTCTCCAACTGGATACGTTGGTTTAGTCAAGTATCAGTACTCATATGATATCTCATATTGTCAAACCATTTTTATCAATAGCGATAGAATTAAAAACTACGGAGGACAGCCTCAAATCAGAACTGACAATGAAAGTTCTTTTATTTTAAAAGGCATCTATGTCTCAGTGTCTTAGTGGTATAATTAAGCAGGAGGACTAATGGCATTTCCAGGCACATATAATTTTAATTACTACCGTGGTGATAGGTATGAATTTGTAATCCGTCCAAAAACCGCAAACGGTGGGGCTTTTGATTTAACAGGCTACAGCGCAAACTTTTTTGTTGCTAATGCAAGAGGAGAAGGTAAAACTCAGTATGAAATGCAGGCTATTGTTGATGGATCTGCAGATACTGTAACTTGTACAATTTTGCCAGGTGCAGGAGAAAGCCTAACTGCTGGAAACTATGTTTACGATGTTCAGATTGATTCTGGAGCAACATTAGTCTATACACTTTTAACGGGGACTGTAACAGTAACAGATGATATTACTGGAGCAGACGATTCATAATGGTTGACGTATTACTTAATACCGACGATGTTGTAGTTATAGGACCACCAGAGTCAATTGATTTATTAGTTGATATTGGTCCACAAGGAGTTCGTGGTAGCAAATTTATTGTTGGTTCTGGAGAACCTAATGCACTAACAGCCAGTGGTGTTTTATTTGGGAATACTTTAATTTTAAATGATATGTATATCAATACCGCCCCAGGAGAAAATTATGGATATATGTACCAATACATTTCTCAGGCTGGTGCAAATACTTGGGTTCAGGTTTTAAAAGTAAGTCCAGCAATTTATTCGGCTATAGAAACAATTCCCTTTACATCTGGCGCAGCATCAATTACGATTCCAATATCAAACATAGTAACAGTTAGTGGTTCACCACTTACCGCTTCAAATTTCAATGTTCAATTTAGAATTGAAGGAGCAAACCCAATTGCATCAGCAATGGAGATTCCTGCTTTGGCAGGGGCTGGAACAAACCTAGTAATAAATTTTGACGCAGTTCAATATAGCGGTGGTACTTGGTCAGCACTTACTGGAAGTAAGACTATCCATCTATTTATCTCTATAGTTTAACAAAAATGGTATAATCTTTATAGAGGTGACCACATGGCTGTAGAAAATATAGGAAATTTAGTACCAACAAAAATTCCAGCATTAAGTGATGATGCTAATATTCAGGATGCCCTAAAGGCATATCACTATGGATCGTATGATTTCAATACCGCAGAAACTAATACAGCAAATCTTTTAAATCCATCTATTGCTTACACTATCAATAATTTACAAACTCAAATTACTACAAAGGCTGCACTAGAAGTTGCAGCAAGAGATAGTTCAAGAGCAACTACAACTGCTCCCACTGCAGCAGCATTTACAGCATTTTCTAACACAATTCCAGATGGATATGTTTGGCTAGATACAGATTCATCTGCAGGGGTTGGATATTATTCAGCAACTTCTGCGTATACAACAACTGCTCCATCAACAAATTTAGCAAATGGTCTTATTTGGATTAAAAAAGGTTCAAGCCCACTTGAAATGTATGTTTACAATGGCGACACCAGTACTTTTAATAGGGTGATCTAGTGCCAACAGTATTTGATTCCGACGGTAAAGCAGCCTACGTATATAATGTAGCAAACGATACTTGGTATCAAGTTTCTGGAAAAACCGATATCTCTGGAACATTTGAATGGACTGGACTACATACACACCTATCTAACTTTACAACTGCAGAAGCATCTGTTGCAAAAAAAGGAACTAATAATTTTCTTAATCCAGCAGCCAGAGATACAGCAATTCCTTCCCCTACCGCAGGGACTATATGCTTAATAAGACAAAATGCTGGTGGTTCAACAATAAATGAAATACAAGTTTATATTGACGGTAGTTGGAAAACAGTTTTACCATCTCCAGTTGGACAAACAGGAAAATTTCTAAAAAGCGATGGTACAATATCTACATGGGAACAGGCACCAGATGTCTTAACCCAGGTAATGTTAATGATGGGAGCCTAAATGGCAACAACTTACAAGGTTTTAGGACAGGCAAAGCCAACCGCTGCAACAGCAACAACGCTTTACACTGTGCCATCCGCTACTCAAACAGTTGCATCAACGTTAAATATTTCTAATTTAACAAACGATACAACAACAGTACGGATTGCAGTACGACCAGCAGGTGCAACACTAGAAGATAAGCATTATTTATTATATAATAACACTATCTCAGGCTATGCTACAGCACAATTTACAATTGGTATAACACTAGGGGCAGCAGATGTTGTTACAATTTATGACACAGCGGGAAAGTGTTCATTTAACTTATTTGGATCGGAGATCTCATAATGGCTACAGGACAATTTTTTAATCCACCACTAAGGCATATTGGTAGAGCAACTACTAGCGGCACATTTGTTGTCCCCGCATCAGTAAGTAAGGTTTTTGTAATAGTAAGTGGTGCTCGTGGTGGAAGTTCACAAGCAAATGGACAGCCAGGAGCATCTCTAGCAAACGGTGGTTACGTAGAAGTACTTCCTGGATCAACAGCACAACTTGTTGTTGGAGCAGGAGGAACAAGTAGCACACAAGGTACAGCAGGAGGAACCACAAGTTTTGATGGTGCACTAACCGTTACTGGTTCAAATGGTGGATCATATGATGTTCGTTACGGCGCTGCCAATGGCGCAACTGGCACAAGGTCAGATTCATCAACTCTTCCAACTGGATCTCCAGCAGGAGCAATTGCAAGAGTATCAAGCACTCAAACAAGTGGTCCAACTGACATTGCTGTCGGTGGCTCTGGTATTATTAACATTTACGCATAAGGAGTAAAAAATGAAAAAATATGCTGTATTAGAAAAAAACCAGGTTACAAACATAATTGTGGCCACAAGCAAAGAAAATGCCGAAGCAGCAACTTCTAGTGTTTGTATTGAGGTTGCAGAAGATGTTTTGATAGAAATTGGATATTTTTACTCAAATGGACAATTTTTACAAGATGAGCCAGAAGCATAAGTTAATTTAAAAATAAATATACCCCCTAAGATATTTTCTTAAGGGGTATTTTTATTTAAACATTATTTACAGGGATATTTGTTGTACCATTCTTTATACCTTTTTCCATTTACGGAACTCCAGGCAGACCAGTCTTTTCCACCATCGGTCATATGAAGAGCAATCTGAGCATTTACTACTGGGTTTAATAACTCAGCATTTGAATCTAACTCAAACTTATCTCTACGATTTGATCCTAGTTCTCCAAGCATGTTTATTTGAAATACGCCATAAGAACTATCTCCAGTTTTTATATTACCGTTGAAGGCAAGTGGACGACCATTAGACTCTGCCTTTGCAATAGCACAAGCAGACCTTAAAGCCTTTCCTTCAAACCCTACAACCTTTAACATATCAACCAGTTGCTCATCAGTCAAATTATGAGCATTTTCATACTTTTCTAATTTTTTCTCTTTAGAAACCAAAAAGGCCACCTTTTGGGTGGCAGACTTAACGGACTCTTTAATTAGTAAGTTGTTTTCATTCGTTGCATTTGCAGCCCCCGCAAAAACAGTACTGCAAATAACTAACGATAATACCCCTAGCCAAACATTTGCTTCTCTCATTGTAAAATACCTCCTAGAGAACAAATGCTACCAAGTAGGTAGCATGTATTAATTATAACACGAATTTGCCAATAGAGTCAAGTTTGAATAATAAAATATAAAAATATTTTAAATATCACATTAGTTAATGGTATAATGATATAACTATGGCCTTATATAGAAATACCGATGAATCTGCAATGTCGCCTCAGCCAACGGCTCCAGCAACATATAATCTTGGTAATATACCACCACTTGTAAACTGGACGGTAGTTATAGGAGATAGTGCTTCTTTTAGAATTTATGTACAAGATGATCTTGGAAATGCTCTAGATTATACAAATGACGAAAGTGGAGATATCACTGGGTGGGATATAAAGGCAGATTTTAGAAGGTATTCTGACAATGTTGGAACCGACTTAATATTTAGTTTAACTCCATATGCAACAGAGTTTGATGATCCAGGAGAATTTACAGTAACCCTATCACCAGAACAATCTAAGCAATTAAGAACTGGTGACGTATTTGATGTTCAGTTAACTGACGCTAATCGTGTTTGGACGGTATGTCAAGGTGAAATGATCATGATAGGCGAAGTTACAGATCAGAGTTAATAAATGGCTACCACAAGAATTAGCAATATATCAAACCCCGTTTCTATTCAAGACATAAAACCAACAAAAACCCTTTCTAATATAAAACCCTTTAATTCAACAGCATCTAATGTTGCTTTAGGTACAGTTCTTGCTATTGCTACATT